ACCACTAAATCCAGCGGTATTACCAGTGTCTGCAGAACTATAATCTCCACCACCTTGAAAACCACCAAATCCTCCTGGTCCTCCAAAGTCTCCTTGTAAACTAGGTATACCACCAGGTCCTTTGTTTGGTTTGCCACCCTTTAATGATCCGTGTAAATTTTTTTTAATTAATAATTTTTGTTCTGCATCTGTAATATATGCAAGATGTGCTGTTGGATGTTTTGGGGATGACTTTGCAGTTTTTGGAACAGTTACCATTTTTGATGGTTTATAGTTTTTTACACCAGCCTGTATTTCATAATTTATTTTTTTATCTACTGTCATTATCTTCTACCATCTGGTTGTGCATCTAATCTTAATGTACCATATCTCCAGGTTTCACCCGTGCCATCATTTTCTATTTTAATAGATACAAGTCTTCCTCGAGCTCGAGTATCCACCTTATCAGTTGTGGAGGTGACTGTAAAGGGTCCAAGTGGTGAGCTAACAGCTACATCGTCTGGATATGCACTAACTAATAAAGTTACTTTAGCGTTTCCTTGTTGATATTTAAAATCAGGTATAAATCGTCTAACAGCCATAAAAAACTCACCATCTCCTCTATAATCGGCTACACCTGTCATCTGCCCTAATGGACTTCGTCTAGATGTAATATCCCAATCTCCTGATCTTATAAAAGCTGGTATTGCTGTGGTTGCTGTGCTATTAACTTGGTCTGTTCCTTGTTCATGTTCATAATAAATACTAGCTCCATATTTATTTGTAATTCCTAATATATCAGGAAAAACAGGTGTTAACGAACTATCGTAATCCGTAGCGTAAGGATTATCAAATACACTTTGATCTTGATATGTTGTTCTATCTAGTGATGATGTTGTCCAACAATTCTCTGCATAATTATATGTTACACATCTATCTATTTGTTCTGATCCTGCTTTTGGATAAAACCAATTTACTTCTGTATATAAATTATTTGCCCCTGCAAAAATAATATCTCTTGCATCAAAATTTAATCCAAGGTTGTCTCCATCTGTACTAAATACAAAGTCTTCTACAAGCGAAGGTAATGATTTTACTGTACCATCAAATACAAAAAATCCACCTTGCGATCCCATCCAAAACACAGCTCCATTTACGAAAGTAGCCGCATGTTGACCAATACATCCACAATTAGTGCCAACCTGTCTAACACTGAATGTAAATGGTGGACCAACAAACTGAATTACATATGCAGCGAGATCTGTTATAACAAACACATAGTCTTTACCTTGAAGTGCAGCTCGTATTTCATTACCAGTATCTAGTCTAAAGGTACCTGCTGTATTTGTAGCTGTTGGGGTATATGTATTTAAATCTTCTTGATTAGAAAATCTTACAAACATTGGGTCCTGTGTTGTTGGGTCACCAATAGTTGTCTCAGTTCCAAAATGAAATAAATGTCTGTCTCGATCTGAAACTAACGTAAATCTAGTAGCTGTAGGATTGTTTGTAGTTTGAAAATTTGTAGTTGTTAAGGAAGCTCTAATACTTCTTGGATTGGAGGCTCCTGCATTCCAGGTAAAAGTTCTACCATCAAATATAGTTGCAACTAATACCTGACCAAAGTTATCAAGACTCCAGTTTCCTGGATCCAGTACCACTGAACTTGTAGCTCTAGGTGTATTCCAAGTGCTAGCTCCCCATGTAGAGGTGCTCCAACCAAATCCAGTTGTTTGAGTTGTTGGTCCAACTTCAACGTATGGATTAACGGTTACTGCTCCTGCTGCTGTCATACCAGATCCTCCTTCAGCACGAGAGGCTTGAACAGTAAATTTATCTACATCAGGTACAGTTAATATTTCATATGGTTGTTCTAATTCAGCAGCTGTAAAATCAGATGCACCAGTTACTGTAACAGATGAAAGAGTTACATATCTTCCAACTTCTAAATTATGTGAACCTTTATTAATAGTTACAGTTGTTGATCCATTAACAGTGGTTAAAGTGCCTCCCGTTATGGCTGTATCTAAAGGCGTGATATCAAAAAAATCATTACCATAATAAAGAAATAACCCTTGAGAAGTTCCGATTGCTGAATATTTTTCACCAGCAAAACTAGAAAATGCAACTTGTGCTCTTGCTGCTCCAGGTAAAGTCTTTTGAGCAGAAGTTAATTGTAGCCAACCACCTATTTTTTCAGGTAATCCGTATCTAAATCTTACAAAATCACCGTCAGTCCATTGACCCTCAGCCCCTGAATCGGTATCTTGTTTATTAAAACCTGCCTTGAATTTTAATTTTTGTAGCATATAATAGTGTTATATAACAGTTTTTTATATAATGAAAGACACTAAATGATTAGTTTATTGGAACCAAATAACAAGTTAAATGAGCATAAAAATAGTTTAACTATAACCTATCCAAGAACAATAAATATTATCTTTGGTCACTATCCTTATTTAGATATTTTACATAATTTTATATTAGAGATTAAAAATAATATAAGTAAAGATTTATCAAATTATACTAATGTAAAAGGTAACAGAACATCTTGGAACCATTTTATAAATAATTCATTATTTAATAATTTTATAAGTTACTTTATTAATAAACATCAGTCTAGTCATCCGGATTTATTTCAATATTTTTTTTCAAAAAATACAATAGAAAATGCTTGGGGAAATGAAATAAAAAAAGGAGATAGTTTAGATTTTCACACACACCCTTGTCACCACGGTATCTTGTATCTTACTAAAGGTTGTGATTTAATTTTACCTGAATTAAATATAAAAATAACTCCTAAACCAGGAGATTATTATTTTTTTCCTCCCTCTGTACTTCATGGGTTTAATACATATAAAGAAGATACAAATAGATACAGTTTAATATTTAATATTGTAGAAAATAAATCATTTGATTATAACAAAAAATTAAAAGAAAAAAATGAACGACAAAACAGTTAATATAAATAATTTTATAGGTGTTTATGATAATTACATTACTAAAGAAGAATGTAATCGAGCTATTAAATTATATGAAAATCAAAATAAATTTAATAAAACATTTAGTAGATTAGATTTTGAAAATTCTCCTATACTTAAAAAACAAGATCAACAATTTTTTGCTCTAAGTGATAATATAGAAATTTGGTGGCAAGAATTAAAATCACTAGTTATTAATTATGATACAGCTTGGAAACACTATGAAAAACATGTAGGAGCTGCTGGAGCTTATGGACAAGATACTTTTCATTACACACAATTAAAAATTCAAAAAACTTTACCAACAGAGGGTTATCACGTTTGGCATTTAGAACATATGAAAGGGTTCGAAAACGAATCAAGAGCTTTTGTTTATACCATTTATTTAAATGATGTAGAAGAAGGAGGAGAGACAGAGTTTTTACATTTTTCAAAAAGAGTTAAACCTAGAACAGGTAGGATTGTTATTTGGCCTGCTGCTTTTCCATACGTTCATAGAGGTAATCCGCCATTATCAGGTGAAAAATATATTATAACGTCCTGGATGATGTTAAGATAAAATGGATCACACAGAATTTATAATGGAAATTAAAAACATAATTTCTCAAGATTTTATAGATAAAATTTTACCTATAGTAGATAAAAAAGCTAAAAAAAATTTAAAAGTTGGAATGGGATGGAAGAAAGAGGGTATTAATAAAAATATAAGAAATGTTAAAGGTTATCTTTTAAATCTTAAAAAACCAACCGATGATTTTTATTGGAATTATATAAAAAAAGAAATTGAAAGAGTGTACGTGTATTATAAAATTAAATTTCCTAGAATGTCTAGTTGTGTAATTAATCAAATAGATTTGCTAAAATATTCTGTGGGAGGTAAATATGAAGTTCACACTGATCACTTTAGTGATGCAGCGAGGCACTTAAGCATTATTATAAATTTAAATGATGATTATGAAGGTGGTGATTTAATTTTTACAAATCAAAAACAAAAAGAAGTTAAAAGGTTAAAACTTGGTAAAGGTTCAGTGGTATTTTTTCCAAGTAATTTTATGTATCCTCATGGGATTCAACCAATTACAAAAGGAACAAGATATAGTATAGTAGCTTGGTTGCAGTAAATTATGATGAATAAGAAGTAGGCCTTGCACCTAATCTAGCGATTTTATCTTCTTCTGTTTCGCCTTCAACATTATTATTGTCCCAATTAGATTGTAATTGAGCTAAGTGAGCTGCGTCCCATCTATTAGTAAAGTCTGAAAAATCTCCAAGATTAGCGTCTTCCCAAGTAGAGTGAGGAGTTTCATCTCTGTATTCTACAGTATCACTAGGATTAGAAGTTCCATATTGAATAGCCCAAATGTTATTCCATTTAGCTAGTCCCCAAAAATCATCATCAGATATATTATATCCAATTCCTTCAGTAGCTCCTTCAGCAAAATTTTTGATAACTATTTTATCTTCAAATACTACTGTCCATTGTGCGTTTGTTGCCATTTTTTCTCCTACG